ATGAAAACAGCCCAATTCCACCTGCTTGACGCGCTTGTTGAAACCTTCCTTTTCGACCGCAAGGTACAGAACTTCACGCCCGGGACCGTTACTTACTACCGCGGCAAACTGAAGCGTTTCCGCCTGTACTGTCAGCGGGTTGGCATAGAGTATGTAGAACAAATCACACCAGACACCTTACGTGGTTTCCTTGCCTTGTTGGAATCTGACGGTCTGGTCCCTGGTGGAAGGCTCGGCCATTATCGCGCGGTCAAAACCTTCCTGCGTTGGTTCGCGCGTGAAACCGCGCCCGAAGCCTGGTCTAACCCAATTGAAAAGGTCAAGCCGCCCAAAGTGCTGGATGCGCCTATCCAACCTATCAGTCTGAAAGATGCGGAGCGTGTGCTGAGTAAATGTCCTGCTGACCTGAAAGGTACGCGCGATAAGGCAATATTCCTGTTGCTGATTGATACCGGTATCCGCGCGGCTGAATTGCTCTCGCTCAACACGGATGATGTTGATTTTGTGACCGGATCTGCGCTGATCCGCGCTGGAAAAGGCGGAAAAACGCGCATAGTCTATTTTGGCAGTCGCACAAAGAAATCCCTGCGCCGTTATGTCTCAATGCGTGACGACGAAGCGGACCCGCTGTTTGTCTCCGTGGATGACCGCGCGCGCCTGACTTACTCCGGTCTGCGTTGGATCGTACTGAATCGCTTTCGGGATGCCCGCGTCCGCCCCCGCGGAATTCACACCTTTCGCCGCCTGCACGCCTTGACGATGCTGCGCAATGGCGTGGACGTTATCACCCTCTCGCGCCTGATGGGACACTCCACCACCGACGTTCTGCGCCGCTACCTTGCCCAAACGGATGAAGACTTGCATATCGCCCACGCCCGCGCAAGTCCGGTGGACAAAGGTCTGCTGTGATTCGCACATTCTGGAAATATCCCAGCGTTTCTTTGCGTTTTGACTCTAAATGAATAAAGACTCGCCGCGCACACTAATCGCGGATTTCAGGCTGTTTTTTGAGTCTGCACGGATTTTAGGCAGTTTGCGAAAATACCGGCTTTTCCGGTTGTGCGTACTTATGCGGATAAGATACGCATAAAGGGAAATGTTCGTATACATCCGAGTAAAGATGCATACAAAAGTTATGTCAAAGTTTTGACAAAACTGGTTATATCGTAAACTTTTGTCAATTTACTGAGAGAATTTCGGTATGGCGAAAACTTTTTGTCGGTTATGTTACACAAATGTTTTTGTGCGTCAAAAGTGAGATACAAGGCGCACCATTAGAAAGTTTACGAAATAGCCGTTAAAGGTAGAAATAATTCATACCTTTAACTTGTCGGTTATGTTCTATGGATTTCAGGAATTTGGAATTTTGTCGATTATGGTCGAGAAAAATATAAATAAATGACCCGCCCTGGTCCGCTGACTGTTTCTCACGCGCCCGTGAGGTTGCCTTGCCCCAACATCGGCTGCGCTTGCTCTGCTGGGTTGCCGCGCGCGGCGGGTACTGTTATCAATATTATACCATACCTTCGCTCCATAAGCTGGTGGCGGGAATCGAACCCGCGTTCCGAACGCTTACAAGGCGTTCCACAGCCATACACCAGCAAACCATTAGGGCTGTTCGGAATTGAACCGATTTTCTGACCACCTCAGCTCAGGCGTCAGAGCGCGCCCGCCGGCCCTGTATTCCTGCTATTCGGGAGTGGTATGCCAGAATAGCAGGAATTGCCAGATTACACCCTCACATTGCTATTGACTATCGCCTGCAGCCCGCGCTCCTTATCCCACACGAACGCCTGCGCGCGCCGCGTTGTACCAACAAATCCATTCTCGCTATGCCACGCGTCTGCTGCGGTTATGCTGCTGATTCGCCGGAATACAATCCCGCCTTTATCCAGCGTGTTCTCAGTATGCAGGTGCCCGAGATGATACTCGCGCCAGACTGATTTACCCCACGCTTCCGGAGCTTCCACCTGCATCAGCCCCTCAATGCGTTTTCCCTCTTCAACCCCATGCGCGAAGCCAATCAAGCTGGACCCATAACTGAAATATTTCCGGCGCGTGGGGGATAAGTTCACCTCAACGCCCTTACATTCCGCGTATCTTTGCGCCAGCCCAACGGTCGCAGTATAGGAAAGGACCGTATCGTGGTTACCTGGTATCCAGATGATTTTCACGGGCGCGATTGCCCGGCATTGCTCCACCGCCCAGACTAAAAGCTCCACACCTTTACTGTACATCTTTTGCCAGCGAGTATCCGAATCTAATTGTGTTCCAGCCGTTGTAGTGGTCTGTGGTGTGTCAAAGTGGAAGTAATCCTGCCCGATTGGGAACAAAATCAACTCCGGCTTTCCAAACAACCCCGCCTTGCTGAGTAAATCCACAACTGTTTTTCGCCACAACTTTTCCGCGATTTTCAGGTCATAATCCTGCCCGCCGGTCTCTTCACCCCAAGCCAGCTTGCCCAGATGAAAGTCCATAATCGGCAGTTCAAGCAGATACTTCCCGCCGCGATATTGATATGCTGTCAGCTCAGGCTCAGGCAGGTTTTTGAATATTTCAAGCACCTGGTCACTGGTTAGATTGCCCCCCAGCGGCTTGACCGTCAGCGTAACCGAATATTTCCGGTTGGTATGCAGCACGCCCTCGCCGTCCGCGTTTTTGAGCGTCACATCCCACGAGCCGGTGATGAGCTTGCAAGTCACCACTTCCCAAAGCAGCGGGTCAAACCCGCATTTTTTCATAATCGAAGTCGGCGAGGCAGCTTCTTCCGGCGTCAGATACACATCCCGCTTGATGGTCTGCGTCTGGTCTTTATTGAAAGTCGTTTCCTCATGCGAACAGCGTTGCGCTTGTTCGGGTGGAACAGCCGTGCCCGCGCCCATCTTTTCAAGTTGCAGAATGTGCAGTTTGATACCCGCGAGATACTTCTTCGCGTTGTGATAGGTTATATCTTTTCCGTACAGCCTGCGTAGTTTTTCCTGCGCATTCCCGCCGCCGTCAGCCAGCACCTGCTGTTCAAATGAGTTCACAGATTATCGCTCTTGAACCGTGATCCAAATCGAGCGTTCGTCCGTCCGCCCCTTGCTGGTATATCCGGATGTGCCGCGCTTATGTGTTTGTCCTGATTCCGACAGGCTCATTGTTTCCTCCTGTAACTCGTACATTGCAGGGTAGCCTTTTTATACCTGTCCCTGTATCTGATAAGCACCCCATCCCAGGGGTCGTAAATCCATAACACGTCATTGCCTCTGTTTACTGAGCAAACCCAGTGCTCATTGAGAGGCGCGGACGCTTCGATATGGTCTACGAGTATCACCAACCCGCAGCCAGCCTGCACCTTCGCTATCATCTGCGCGTCAGTCGGGTTATACATCCGCCCGTCCCAAACGATTTCAGGGTGCTGTTCTTGCACCCTTTCCCAGATTATTTTGTTGCTCTCAAAATATCCGTTGTTCTCTGTACGCCATTTGTTATCTACAAATGGGTTCGTAACCACGCCCAACTGGTTCAGGACATTCGCTTCGCTGGTGATTACACAGCCATAGCCCCCGATAGTGGATGTTCCCGTTCCCAGCCGCTCATTGACCCAGCGCGGGTCTTTTTGCCAGTACAACGCCCCATAATACGGTTCAGTAATAACAGGCGGCGGCTGAGGCGGCGTATTATCGTCAAGCTTTTCAAGCCACGCGCTGTTAGACCATCCACCCTTGTTATGGCGGCTCCAACCAAGCGCATTCTCGTAGACTTCCACGATAGTTCCAAAAACCATTGCGGGTGCGGATATTGGATAGCTGTATCCCGCGCCCGACCGGACGTTCAGTCCGGCGGTTGCGGTAACCCGCGCAAGATATGCGGGTTCAGGTTCAGGCGGCTCAGGTTCCGGCTCCGGCTCAACTTCCCCGTAGCCAAACCACTCCCGCACATCTGCGTCGCTTCCGTTCCATCGGTCATAGTCCAGCACTTTACTCGCGCAATTGAACAGCGGCGGCATCTGGTCGCCCGTCTGGTGAACGCGCCAAGTACTCACGCCATTGGGCAAAGCAGGCGGCGGTGTTTTCTCTTTCGCGTACTGTCCCGGAAGTGGCAAGAGATAATGCGCAAGCCAGTAATCAAGGTTCTTCGGCAGCCGCGCCATATCCACATAGGTATTTAACCATTGCGCCCGTGAGTAAATTATCGGGTATCTGCCTGTTTTCTCTTTGAGATACTCCAACGCGCCAAGCAGCCAATCGGTAACCTGCTTTTTACTCAACCCCATATGGTTTTCCATATCCAGCACAAGGCGGTCGTGTACATCCGGCTTGACAACGGACAGAAACTTATCCATCTGTAGCTTCATATCAGCCGCCGGATAGCAATAATGATAGCTTCCCAGTGGAATATCAACCCTTGCCGCCTCGCGCTTATAGTACGCGTATCGGGGGTCGGTGTATCCGTAGCTGACGGTTGCTCTCGCGAAGATGAAGCTGACCTTTTCGGAATGTCGTTTCATCGCATCAAAGTCCACCAGCTTGCTTCCGTCATCAAAGCACTGGTATTTACTCAAATCTATTCCAAACGCATGGCTCATAAACCGTTCACTCCCATTCGTGCGCCGTTGCGCAGTAAATATCAGGCGATTTCATAAGTAATTTCAAACCCAAGTGCATCGCCCTGCCCCCACGTAAATGGGGCAGTAGAGTTTAGATTATTCAAGTTCGACCCCGGCGTTGGGTCAATAAACAGACTAATCGTGTTCGTAGAAACGGACGGTGCTATTTGTGCAGTCCGCTCATAATTCCCGGTGCCGGATTTCCGCATATGGGAAATACCATAAAAATTGATGCCGGGCGTGTTCACCGCAGCAATGGGCAGCGAAAACGACCAGTTCCCCGACCCGAACGTTGTAGTGGAGCCGCAGTACAACCCAAGCGTATACACGCAAACAGTGCCAAATACAGCGTATCTGCCCGACAGCGTTCCGTTTCCCACACTGGGGTTTATTGAAGCCCCAGTCCACGTTGGGGTGTAGGCTTGCCACTGCCCAAAGGTTGTGCCGGTAATTCCGCCAATTTTCAGCCACTTCAACGCGCCGGCGCTGTCATCCCAAAACAGCACCCTGTCCGCATCAGGGTCTGCAAGGTCTTGCAGCCCTAAAAAACTAAGCGATAACGTCCTGTTCGCCGCCAGCGTTCCGCCGCCAGTTAAGCCAGTGCCAGCCGAAATGGAGACCGCCGAGTGGTCAATATGTTTATTCCCCACAAAGTTTTTCAGCGCGTCATGGTCTACTGCTGAGCCGGACGCCTTCAATAGTTCGGTTTCAACTGCTGAAATTTCAGATTGTATGTCATTAATATGTGATGCGTATATCTTATCTACGCCGTCTACCTTTGTTGTAAAACTCTTTACTCCGCCCGGAAATGTCGCTGCCATAGTTGTTTCTCCTCTAAAATATTTGTACGCCGCCCACAATGGACGACTCATAGTTAATCGCCAGATACGGCGATGGTGATTTCCCGATAACCGTTGCTCCTCTGCTCGACCCAGCCTCTCTCAGTAAAATCACATCCAGACCATTAATAACACCCAGCAGTTCCGATAAACTGGTTATGGGTACTGCATGCCATCCTGTGATTCCCAATTGCGCTTCCGCGGTCATCGCAGCGAGGGAGCGGTCCTCACTCACGCCGTCACATCCCGGCTTATTCCACGCGCCATACCCCCAGCCGGTATTCGCCCAGGTCGCGTTCACGCCGCAGGCCCGGTTCACTTTGTATGCCCTCCACGGCATGTCGGTAGCCGTTGTGCAATATAAATTCAGCGTCGCGCTCAATATCTGACCGGAAAAGCCATCGTTATTAAACTTAATCAGCGGTCTCATTCCCGAATCGACTTTCATATAGGAATCGTTGCCGTGAGGAATAGTCTGATCATTACTCCATAACCACGTTCCCCACTGCATATAAACCTTTTGTATTGGCATCGCTTATCCCGTAATTTCCAGATACACAGTCAGCCCGAAGGCTCCACTGCCTTGCGCGGTTATGTTTACGCTGAATGAAGCGAAAGATTCCGCTGTACGATAACTCGCATTTATAGACCCGATTGAATCGGACCATGCATCCTGATTAATCGTTATCGTCCCCAAAGTACCGCCCTGATTCACCAGGGTAATCCCGACATTGCCACTGGTGCTTACCGAGCCAAGCAGCACCGCTGACGCGCCTGTAATGATATGCCCGTTCACCATCGGCGGCCACGCGAACACGCGGGTAAAGTTTTTCACAATCACCGCGTCCTCCAGCCCAAAAATCGGAATAGCCACGGTGCGTTTGATAGCCCCAAGTTTATCCTCAGTAACCGCGTCATCAGCCAGCTTTCCGGTCGTAATAGAACCTGTCGCTATGTTCGCCAACGCCGCGCCTGCCGCCATCTGGGCGCTGCCGACGACGCCGTTTGCAATCTGGTTCGCCGCGCTCACGCCCCCCGCCGCGATTTTTCCGGCAATAACCGCGCCCCCCGCCAGCTTTCCACTGTTCACCGCGCCATCTGCCAGTTTTGAGTTCTCCACAACCCCATCTGTAAGTTGGTCCGTATTGATTATTTTCAATTTATCCATCCGCACGCGTTTTGTCTTCGTCTCATCGTTATTATCAGACGCATCAACAATCGGCAGCTGGTCTGCCGCCGCGCTGTCCGCCATTTCCGGCAATTCACTGATTTTTGCCAATAAGGGGTCTGCCATCAGTTCATCTTCTCCAATCCAACAAGTTCAGCATCCATCAGGTACCCGCCCGATAAATTGCTCACCGTTCGTATAACCACCGCGTTGATATCTTTCCCATACAGCGAATCAACCAACTCAATTTGCCCGGGCAGCAGCTCAGTAGTTGGGAACATCGTCAGGCTCTGCTGATAACGCATTCTTGCAAACTCCACCAGAGAATCAAGCACATCCTGCGCCATCGAAGCCGTCACAAGCATGGCTTTGTCAATTTGCCATATATTTGGCGCGGCGGAAACTGTCCGGAATTTGGCGTAAAAATCCGTCCCGTATTCAGCGTCACCATAAGACTTACCGGATGAATACTCTTTGGTTGCTTCCGCTTCACCGTAGCTGAACACCCGCATAGAGTCAACGTACGGATATCCGCGCACCACCACATCCCCCGCCGCGGTAACATGCAGATACACATAATTGACCCCGAATTCAAACGCGCCTGCAAAGGACAGGATTTTCCCATCCTCAGTAGTAAGCGCATGACTCATATCCTCTGTCATCAGATACGCCGGCGTAGCCCCGACCCCCTCAGCGGTCACCCCATAGTACGGCTTGTTGTACAGAATCTTATAATCGCCCGGCTCCAGATACGCGGAGTAAATCTCCTCCTGAATCATTCCCTGAGTAAAGTCGTGCGAAATCAACTGAATGCCGGTCACCAGCGGGGTCAGCTTCAATGCCTGTTCATCGGTCTTATCCGCCGCGGAAATTACCCCGTCGTATTCAATGCCGCCATAATAAATCGCGCCATAATACGCCTCCCCGTATTCCACCGGCGGATCGTTGATTGCACCAACAGGCAAAAGCGCATCCCAAAACACGATGTACTTACTGTTCGCGGTAAGCGCGCGACACCGTCCGGCAAATAACACGTGCTGCAAGGCTTCCCGGGTCGTACCCGCCGGCAGATATCCTTTGAGAAGACGTTCCTCAATAGCTCCCTCTTCACCCCATCGGAATGGAATGCCCACAGGGTCAAGTACGGTCTCCACGGCTTGCCGCAGCGTAACATCAGTCGCCCAGAACATCCCGTCAAACGGAATAGTATCCAGCACCCCGATTGCATCCTGACAGATAAACTCAAATTCGCCTTCAGTCGGATTGTGCCATTCCTTCAGGTAAAACCGCCCGATATAGTGCTCAGTAGAAACGTTCACCTCATCATCGTAATATTCGTATATATCCACGATGGTATTGTTGACCAACTCCTGATAAAACTCACCATCGCTGAACGGCGAAAAGCGCGGGTCCAGCGTGTAAATCCGGATAATCGCCTCGCTCACCGGCAGCTCTATACTGAGCGGGCTGATTTCCTGCACCACTTCCGCCTCAATCACATCCACATCGCGGAACTCGATGGTCTGATTTCCCAGTGAAAGTTTGATAATCGGATAGGTAATCATGGTCTCTTCTGCCGTGAAACAAATGAAGTCGTCAAACCTTTCCAGTATGTCATGCCGTCTTTTTGCCTCAACACCTGATGCCTGGTGTTCGCGAAATATCCCTCAATCGTGCGCGTACCAAGGACCGTTGGTAATACCACCGTATGCCACGGCACCGGCTCAGTAAGCTTCCACCATAAATCCGCGTATACGCTCGTTCCCCTGGTCGAAGGCGCAAATTCTATTTCGTAGTTGTCATATACCCCAATCAACTCGCGGTGCAATATACCATCATTGGTTCGCTCCGCGTATTTATCCAGCATGTCCGCAGCTGCCGTCAGACTGACAATTGGTATGTTGTATTCAACATCGTCGATTATTATCATGCCGCGCCCGCCTTGGTAACCATGGACCTGCCAATCCGGCGGCTCTCTCTGTCCCAGCTTTCATACACCACCCGCCCGTCGAGTTTCAAAACATTATGGATCGTCTGCGGTTGGCTGTTCATACCCCGCAGTTCGTCCTGAATGATCTGCCTCAGTAAGCTTTCGGGGGCTTCGATATTGCGCCCGCTTCTCTGGTCGCCCAAAATCGCCGCAAAAGGCGCGTTTGGGGGGATCACCGCGCCAGTGGCAAGGTAAGGAATCCGCCTGATATAAACAGGCTTTATGTTGATACCCCAGGTTTCTTCTTTATTGAACGGGTTGGTGAAACTGAGGGTGTTCAACTTTTCGATGATTCCGTTGATACCCAACTCTATTGCGCCGATCATATTGTTTATAAACTTGATAATGTGATTAATGGCATCCCTGATCGTAACTTTTATGCCTTCCCATGTATCAGTAGCCCACGCAGATATGTCATCCCACATCTCGTTAAACTTTGTGCTTATCGGGGTGATAACCTCATCCTCAAACCAGGTGCTGACTGTCTGCCAAACGCCTTTGATATCGTCCCAAACGCCCGTCACCTTCAGGCTGATTTCATCCCATTTCTCAGTAAAGTAACTCTTGATAGGAGTTAATACCTCTTTATCAAACCAATCTTTAGCCTCATCCCATGCATCTTTGATATCCGTCCAGGTATCTTCAGCCCATTTTTTGATTTCATCCCACGCTTTTTTGAACGCATCTTTTATCGGCTGTAATATTTCTTTGTCAAGCCATGTCCCAATGTTCGTCCATGCGGTTAACATGCCTTCTTTCAAACCATCTATAAGATAACCGCCTTGTTCGGCCATTACAGTGGATGGTGAAGCAATCCCAAAAGCTTTTTTGAAACCCTCCATAAACGGATCAACAACATTTTCTTTTATCCATTCATAAATGCCAATTGCCGCGTCTTTAATACCTTGCCAAAGACCAGCCCAAAAATCACCACCCTTTTCAGCTATTTTTTCTTTGAAATAATCTGCAATGCCTTGAACTACTCCATCAATTTTTTCAGCTAATGTCCCTATTATGGTAGCAACAGCCACTAAAGAGCTCCCAAGAAGCTCAAATACACGGCTTACAATTCCGCTCCAGTCCACGCCTTCCAGGAATCCTGCGATGCCGTCCCATACAGATGTAGTAAACTGTGCCCAGTCGAACTCTTGTACAAAACCAATCAAAGCGTCAAGACCGCCTTTTACTCCATCGCTAAGCAAACCGCCTAAGCCACTAAACACGCCTTTCCAATCAAAACCTTCGATTGCTGAATTTAGTTTGGCTGCCAGTTCGCCGGCTATTCCCTTGTAATCAATGCCTTGTATTTTCTCCCTCAAAGTATTAATGCCCGATACTATCGCGCCTGAAAGCCACCCGCTGATGAAATTCAAGTCGCCGGATCCGAATACGGACTTGATCTCTTCAACAAATCCTCGCAATCGCTCCTCTAATTCATCCAGCTTTTCAATAATTGGTGAATCGGAAATTTCCGGTATCTCAATTACAGGCGTTTCACCGCCCCCACCACTACCACCGCCCCCGCTCGATTGTGCTAACACATTCAATTTGTCAAATGAAGCAAGCGAACCCTTAGCCGCTTTTTCACTGTCTTCAATCCCGTCAGCCAGTTCCTGATAACCGTTAGCTGCTTCATGCGCGTTTTGGCCTAAATCTCTCATGCCCACATTAGTACCAAATAATAGGTTCATCACCCGCCCGACAATATTAAATAATTGTGTAAAAGAATTAATTGCAGTCAAAATATATGGGATAAAAGCGTTAAGTACAGGGATTAACGAATTTCCAACTGCGGTTTTTAAGTTCGTAAACGCGGCTCCCAGTTGAGCCACACGCCCTGCGTAAGTGTTGGCATATTTGGAAGCCGCCCCCGCAAACACTGCGCCTTCAGCCATAAAACCGTTTATTTCAGCTTGCCTTTTTTGTGCAAGGGTCAAATTGTTCGCAGTAGTTCCGATGGCTGCCGCATATTCCCTCCACATCATGGCAACATTCTTTTGAATGCCCACGCTGTCAGTTAACAGCGAGTTTTCCATTCTCAAACCTTGAGTTGCTTTTTCAATTGCCTCGCCCATTGAAAACTGACCCTGACGTCCATATGCCGCCGAGTCTTTCATGACGGTTAGTAACTTTTCAATCTCATCGGAGCCATATCCCCGCATGACAAGATTCTGATAAGCCTTTACCGCGTCAGTCATAGGCACTAAGCCATCAGAGATGTACTCTTCAATAAAACCTTTTGCCCCTGCAAATGAACGGTTGTTCGCCTGCATAACGAAATCTAACCCAGCCCAGGCGCTTTCAGCCTTAGAAGCAGCATCAACCGCGGCTTTACTAAAATCAATTATCGTTTTAACGCTGAAAGCAATGCCAATTGCCACGCCGATTTTACCGAGAATTGCCGTAACTTGGTTAAGCCCTGCATTAATGCCCTTTGTATCAAGTTGGGTCTTAATCCTTACTTCACCGGCATAAGTTGTCATTTTTCACCGCCTTCGCTCAGTAAAGCGTATAAGTCCGCGTTTTCGTTCTCTTCAAAGTCCATATATTCGTCAAACTCCGGCAGGTCGAAAGCATCGCCCATTTTCAGCGCGTGCTCTCGTTCCTCTTTGGTCGCATCGCCATTCTTAACCCGCCGCCGCAAATTAACCACCGAACTAAATGCCGTCTCCGCGCCCAGGTCCATAAACAGCGATAAAAACTGCCACCAGTGCAAGTCCGCCTTCTGCAGGTCAATATTGTGCGTTTGCCGGAACGCGGCATAAATCAGGCTCGCGTCCTTCTCAAACGAATACAACCTGTGATGGTCCGCAAAAGGATTCTCGCCTTCTGTTTCTTTTCCCCCGTCCAAAAACTTGATTCCCAGCCGCACCGCCTCATTGACATTGTCCGGTATAGCACCTTTGTATAACCTTCTCAGTAAAAGCACCGCCTTCTCATCATCCGTGATATCCTGATCTTCAAAGTCCAGAATGCACTGGATGCCGCTGCGAAAGTCCGTGTTCAGCGGATATTCCACGCCGTCAACCTCAACTGCTTCCGGTAATTCGTCAGTCAGGATGTTCACGCTATTTCAATGCCTTTTTACCGGTCGGCTTATTCAGGCGCTCCTCAATCTTTGCGCTGCTTTTGGCTTCAAATTTTGTCAATACAAAAGACAAAAAGGTCGTGAAACTCTCAAAATCAAAGCCGTCCGCAAACACCATCGCGCTCGTGCCTTCGCCAAATACGCCATCAAGCCCCGCCATAAAGTAATCGGCCAGTTCCACCATCAACTTTACTGAGGCGTCAACCTGCAGCGGAAAGCCTTCTTCGCCTTCCCCTTCGACCGTTTCAATTTCAGCGATTTTCGCCTGTACTTCTTTTTCTTTTCGGGCGGCGTCTTTCGCAAAATCAAACAACCGCGCCCGCAAATGCACATCCTCAGTATTGAAGCGGATCACCCGCGCGGGGTCATCATCAAACATGATCTCAGTGCGCTTACTGAACGTTAGTTTTTCCATTATTCAAATCCTTTCTGCCCCCGCATGACACGGGGGCATTAAGTCTTAAGTGGCAGCCGTGAATACTTTGAGAACTGGCTCAAACGTACCCTTCACCGGATCACCAGCATCGTAAATTGTGTACTTGATTTTTGCGGTGTTCGGACCGCCTTCGCCGCCGATTGATTCAATACCAATCGTGACTTTCACCTTCTCAGCCGGCCATTCCAGAACTGGCAATATCTCAGTGCCCGTATTTATTGAGGCTTTATAAGCCCACACGTTCACCATTTCGGTTTGCAGACTTTCCAGCACCGCCATATTAATCCGCATAGTGTCGATGTAATCAAACACATCATCGCCCGGATACACCACCCCTTCAATCGCCATAGAGCGCTTATATCCGGTTATTTCCGTGATGGTGTTATCCATCGTAATATCGTAGGTTTCCTCAGTAACAGGGTTATAAGCTATCTCGCTCGCGGCAACTTTATGCCCAAGTCTGCTCCACGCAGCGGCTGAGCCGGTTGTGTGCGTGTCGAGATAGTGCTCAATTTTTAATCGTTTCGCTTGTACTCCAGCCATGATCCATTCCTCTCATTCTTCGTAAATCAATTTGCACAGGATTTGAAATACACCCGTGTTTTCCGCGCGCTCGATGATCGTTGCCGTATCCAGCGCCTCAATAGATACCGCGGTCTTGCCCGCGTCCAGAGTTGGCAAAGTGCCTTTTTCCGTCTGTTCGTCCAGCCAGTCGGCGAATTCCTCGTAAAATTCCGCCGCGTCAAGACCGCTGTCATCCGCCAAAACCTCAATTGCCCCAAATGCAAACGGGTATTCAACTGTTTTCCCGCCAGTGATATCCTCAATCACCTGCTTTCCAGGGATCAAAAACACCGCGTAAGACAGTGGATTAGGGTTCAGCATTTCCACCCATACAGGGCGGTTGCTTTCCAACGCCTGATAAGTCGCCAGGTAAACCTGAATTGCTTTGATGTCGCTCATTAGTCCTTCCATGCCTTTTTGGCAACGCCCGCTTTAATTTGTTTTAAGTGAACCGCCATAGCACGCTCGAACCAATAAGGCCCGCCATTCGGGTTAATGTTTTGCGTTGTCTTGCGATTTACCAGGTGATATTGCCGCCATGCGTAAGGCGCGATCCACGCCACCTCGCCGCTTCCAGGCTTAGTGCCCAAAATACCGCTTGTGATCAACATGGAAGTTACCTTTGGCACATATTTGTTCGAATAGCGTAAAACCTCGCTGTCAAGAAACTTCTGCGCGGTATTGATGTTCTCGTTTTGCCGTCTGAAGTAGTCATTTTTCCAGGTGAGTTCAGCCTCGATTTTGCCATTCGCTGTTTTTACATACTTCACCCAACCTCTCGGTGTTTCAATAAACTTAAGCGTCTTAGCCATCACGCGCCTCCAATCTGAATATGCTGCATACCGCTAAACCCGTAATCCTTCAGGTCAACGCTCGTGATCTTGACGGAGTGCGGATACAGTTTCAGCAAGTCCGCGATCTTGAAAGAAGTCGTGATCTCATTAGCCACAACCCCCTTCACCAGATAATCGCCGACCTTGAATCCAACCGCGATATCAGGCACATAAACCCGCACCCGATCCGCCTCCATCGAACCCGACTTGATCACATTCGCGGCTTTGCTTTCCTCCCACATCACGCCCTCCACCACCTGACGGGTATAGGTCATGGCGTTGTTCACTAACGACCCCGTATACCAGGTCATCGAATGCGGCGCGTACATCAGGCAACCCCTCGATACATCAAGCCAGTGAGCGCCAGATATTGTTCAGCAACAGCCTGAATGGTCGCCGCTTCCCGCTCTTTAGCCACATCCGCGCTTGCATACTTTACTGAGTGATCACCAACGCTCTCACTTTCAATGCCCGCGGGCTGAAGTCCAGCCGCCGCAAATCCGTTCAGCACCTCTGCAATCGCACAGGTCGCCATTTTTATGCGGTCAATAAGGGCGGTGTTTGTGTTCTCAGTAATGACAGCACCCGCGCGGTTCAATGTCAGGCGCTCCACCTCATAAGAGGCACGCTTTGCCAGCGCTTGGAACATGGCGGCAGAGATGGACGTTCCACCGTATGTGTTCAGATAAAATGTGTAGTCCGCGTATCCGTCCATCTCTTACCTCCCATATCAAAATACGATCCAGTTGATCACGTCAGCAGCAGTCAAGACAAAAGTCGATGAGTTATTCTCAATTTTGAGAACCCCGCCGGTAATTGATCCTTTTGCAGCAGTAGTAGCTTCTACCCCTGCTCTAAAAACCTGAAAGACAAATCCAACCGCATTAGGTTTGCCTGTGTTAATAGTTATCGACGTAGGAGTACCGGATACCGTATACGTCCCGCCAACTGGGATCTTGCTTGCCCAATCAATTCCCGAAGTCATTTTTACGCTCCCTCCATCCAGAGGATATAACCGTCAATCTTGCCAGCCGTAAGAGCTGCCGTTCCAACAGTCACAGTAACGGCTTTTTCCTCAGTCAACTTGATAGGTTGCGCGATAACAGCCGCCATCGGTTTTTGAGTGGCAAGTGTCAGGCTGGCTTTTGCGGTCGCCGTCAACAGGTCGTTTGCAGCCACCAGGCTAATTGCCACAGTCGCATTTCCGTCCGAAGTTACCGCAGTAATCACGTCAATAAACCCGCCATATACAATCGCGTTATCGGGAATTTTGACCGCCATTGGATGCGCGGCAACCGTCTTATTGCTTACCGGTGTGCTTGCCGCGTCATTCGCGTCAGCATCAAAAGTGAACTTACTTACGTGCATTCCAGCCAAAGATGCGAGCGAATCAAAGTTATCATTCACATCCTTCAACCAGCCTGCTCCAACAATAGGTTTTATCGCTGCCATGTCAGCACCTATGCTTTCTTGTGCAGGTAAATACCTTTTACCTTGTTCTCATATACAAAAGCGTCATGATAGATCCGGTATTGGATCAACCAACCGTCTGAAGTCTGATTGTCATCAGGCCCAAACACTTTCAAGCTTTCGTGTTTCGCCACCTGCAATACTGAGCTCGGATGAATCATCATAAAGTTGATGTCCTTACCGGCTCCGCCATTCTTGGTATAACCGCCCTCGTTCACACTCGTGCCCGCGTCAAGGTCGATCTGAGTATAGAAGCGGGTCTGAGGAACCATAATCACTTCCATGCCGTCGAATTTGCTGACGCTGCGATTCACTTCGCTTTCGTTCGCCAGGAACCGGCTGACCTTGCCTTCCAGTAAGTTGAGGCAGTCTTCCGAAATATAAAGCAGCCGCCCCTCGCGAGGAACTTCCTGCTTATTCAATGCCAGCTTTGCCGCGTCAATTGCCGTCAAAATGCTATTCGCGTCCAAAGTTGCCCCAGTTGTGGTTTGAATGCTTGACCAGCTTGCATATTTGGCAAAGCGATAAGCATCCAGCTCCGGTGCCACCTCAGTGCGAATAAACTCACTCGCCAGCGTGCCAAAGGCCATCCCGAGAGTTTCCTCATCATCCATGCGGTCAATCACAAACGCCCGCCCTCGTTCAGTCGCCAAAGTCAGCGCTTCCCAACCGGCAGTAATTTGCCCGGCTGGATAACCACTTACACGGCTGTAAGTACCCAGACCAATCGGGTCAGTCTTGAAAACCTTCACAACATTCGCGCCCGCGAAATTTACGGGCTTAGTTAATGCGTCCATCCTTGCGGTTAGCGACGCTTCCTTGTAGATTTCATCCAGAATAGGCTGGAATTTTTGTGCTAAAGCAATACTCTGTGCCATTAGTTATTTTCCTTTCATTTGAGACCAGCCGCCTTCCTCATCGCCCGGACTAAGTCCTCATCCGGGTCGGCAGACGCACCTGGTTTATGTTTCACCCCGTCAACGATTACCGTCTCGGGCTCAGTAAATTTGCTGTTCTCAGTAAGGAACGCACTCAGGTTCTTTTCAAAGTCGCCTTCAAGCTTGCCAACCTTGAACATCACATAATCCACGTCCCCGCCCTTCACGCCTGCCAAAATAATGGCTTTTTCGCGCTCAAGGTTCACGGCTTTTGCCTCGGCAGCTTGCAGCGCCTTTTCGCGCTCTGCCGCCTTTTCGGCTTCGGTCTGCTGAGACTTCTTCCACTCGCGATAAGCTTTCAACTCATCTGCTTCCGGTTGGTTTTTACGCTCCCGCGCCAACCGCTCAGATACAATCCTGTCAAGCTCCGCCTGTGTGAATGTCTTTTCCGGTTCTTCCGTACTTGATTTTTCCGCAGCTGTCTGCGTATTTTCCTGAGCTTCCTCAGTAGTGGTTTTGGCTTTCTCTTCGTCTTCCATGATTTTGTTCCTTTCCGTTTATGCGCCCGTCGGCATGTAAAGGCGTGATGGGGAGTTAAAACAAACGCCCGGAACACGGCTGCTATTTCAAGCAACATGTCCCAGGCGGAAAACTCTGGCATCACTATTCAGTTGTAAATAGATTATACCACAAAATCAGAAAAGCAAATCAATTTCCGTCATTTACCCGTCATTGTCGATGTAGTTCTCCACCACATCGCGGATGCTGATTTCTTGCAGTTCGATTTTCATAAACCTATTACCTTCTTTTTTATTATTAGCCTTGTGTACATCCTTTTACCATTGATATAAGGGCGTCCTTTTTTCAATGATATATCAACACCTGTCTGACCAAGTATTTCGAATTGCTCAGGATTATATTTATCGAGGAATGTTATTGGAACGCCCATAAGACCATTGAAGTCGCAGGGAATTTCAGCCACCTTATCCACATTGATGGCGTCGTAGTTGTCGTAGGTTGGGTACTCCTCGGGCGTGTAACGCTTGTAGAGCGTGAGGCTCTCGTGGCGTTTGCTGGTATCCAGATTGGTATACCAACATCCCATAATGTGCTTTATGCGTTTTCCATCGGTCACTTTTTCAAAATCGTATCCCTCGGGAACAATAAACCACATATCGTCATTAATGTTTCGATATCCCAACCAAATCTGACTGTTTTTGATTAATTTAAATATTTCTTTATACGTGATTGCATTCTTATTGCCAATAATGATGAACTTCTTGTCATGCTCCACCAACTGCGCGACGTATTCCCGGAAGAGGGAGAAGGGCGGGTTGGTCACCACGATATCGGCTTGTTTCAGCAATTCCACGCACTCCGCCGAGCGGAAGTCGCCGTCGCCCTCCAGGAACGAGAAAACATTCTTGCGGTTCTTCAACAGGTTTTCCACGTCGGTCAGGTCCACCGCGCCGTCCCGGTTCAAATCCGGCACCTCCGTGATTTCTATCTTGTAAGGTTTGCTGCCAGCCCCCTTCCTGACCCCCGGATTCCGGACTTCAAACAGCGGCAGCTGCCCGTAAGCCACCGGGGATTCGGAATAGCTGGTGGCGATGAGCTTCTTCAGGCCCAGGTAATTGAAGTTCATCGCAAAGTACTTGAAAAAGTTGCTCTCGTAAGGGTCGTCGCAATTGCACAGGACCACCTTGCCGTGGAAGTGCTCCTTGTAGTGGCGCAATTCCGCCTCAATATCCGGCATCTGCGTATAAAACTCGTCGGCTTTGTTCTTTTTGGCTTTATCCAGGTCTCTCACAGACATCCTGCCCCGCGCTCCTGTTTCGCATCCGTTATTGTGGAACACAGCTATTGTAACCAATTCCGTCCGCTTGTGGGTTTTTTCACCGCGGTGAATGTGTAGGGGCGAAGCACCCTGATGAGGAGCTTCTTTGCCATCCGGCTGCCGGGTGGGGGCGCTTCGCCCCTGCGCCGCCCGTGCGTTCACGGTAAAAAGCCCAACCCTTACAGGCGGAGATCGCGCCGGTCTTGCGTAGCACCCCGGCACCAAAGGTGCGTGTGGGCAGACCGCGCGCGCCGCAATCTCTCACCCTCCCCCTTCTCATCATTGCCCATAGGGCGCTATAGTCCGAGCCTGATCCAGACGCGCCCCTATTTGCGATTCTGTTTTGTTTATGCTATACTGTAGTTGCTCTGAGGTGGGAAGACACCCCCCACGCCCAGAAATGGACAAGAGATGCCGATGTCGTGCACGGTGTACGGAGCACCATTCCGGTGAGATGATAGAACGAATCTATTTATCAAGGCCGGTTTTATTATCAATTATTTGCAATTCTGTTTTGAATGTGCTATACTTTATTTGTCTGAGGTGAGAAATTTTGCCACCCACTCACACACTGAGTCCGTAAAAGGCCAGTCAAGGTAGATGCAGGGCGTGGTGGACCTGCCAGACAAAAGAAGCCGATATTTTCTCGGCTTTTTTTATTGAGTGCTCCGCCCATTCTCAAGCCCTTGTAAGTATTCCTTTACTTTAGCAAATCGATAACTATGGATTGAATTTAGTTTTACAGGGTCGTTCGTTACCCATAAGGCTGCCCGAAGATATCTATCAACATCGTATTTTTTATAGAGAATTGCTATTCTGGGATCGAAGGTGTTAGTATGAACATCATCTGGCTTTACTACCATCCTAATTAGGTCCTCCATCAAACCTTTCATTTCTGGGTGGGTTTCATAAATATGGTTTCTTCTCTCGCCAGTAAGAACCCATTTATTGGTTTCTATATCCGACCAATAACGTTTTACTCTCTCTGGGACATCACCCAATATCAAGACATGTTTTTCTTCATTCAAGGAGTTGATCTGAATTACTTTTTGATCTAAGGTTAGGTCAGACGCATCAAACCAGCCAGGGGGATAGGACGTCTCTGCTTTCACAGGTCTGAACCCACTCACAGCCGCCCTGTCCAACGCCGCCGGTGTCTTGAACAGAGTCGTTATCTCCCCATACTTCTGCTTCAACTGGTTCAAGCGCAACTGCTCCACCTTCCGCGTCAGATCATCACCCGAAGCCGCTGCCAACACCGCACGATCTTTCGCCTTGCGCATCTCCGCTTCGATCCGCCGCTGTAATTGGGTCGCTTCATAAGCCGTGTATTCCTTGCCCTCAAAAACCCGCTTCTCAGTAGAATTGGCAATCATCGCCTGACGTTCCGCCTCCGTATACAGAGGGCTCGATACGCCCAGGATTATCGGCATGAATGTATGACGGCAGTTCCACATTCCAAAATCACGTGGCAACTCCTCTTGTATCTGCTCAAACTCCGCCTTGCTGAATTGCCGCCCCTGAAATGGCAGATGATCCGGCGCGCAAAAATTGTGCGCGTCAATTTCCACCCCGTCCGCGCCAAATTCCTCCCCCGTTTGCCGCGCAATTTCATGCGCAATGTCCTTCACCCCGTCAATCACGTTTTGCCGCATCGCGCTGTCAAGACGGCGCGAGTAACCACTCTCATAATCAAGAACTCTGATACCGCTGTCCGCTGTTTGCTTCAATGCCTGCCGGAATGCGGAATTATACGATTTTTGCCCCGTTGCGACCTCAGCGATAGCCTGGTCAACAAGATTATGATAATGCTCTTTGAAGCCTCTGTAAATTACTTTGCCATCAGCATTCATTACTCTGAATCCAATTGCCCCTGTATTACTGAGGTTGGCAAACGTACCGCGCGTGGTCGCCGCCACACCCCTCACAAAGTTGATTATCGCCGTCTGATATTCAATTGGTATCTGCTCTAAACCCTTCGCCGCGTAATACTTGTTCGCGCTCTTATAGGCAAGTTTCGCCGCGGTAACATATATTTCCTCAACGCTGTTTGCCGACCGCCCCAGTTCGTTCAGAATCTCGCGATATAGCCTCTCCGCCTCTCTGTCAGCCCCGCTGAGCGTAAAAAGCCGGTCAAATCCCGACCCCCTGGCAGCCAGCGCGATCCTTTTACCCAGCGCCTCCAAAACGCGCGAATTGAGCCGCTCTAAACCCACTCCCGCGCCTTTGGCAATCTCCTCAAGCCATTTGAGAGTAAACACACCTTACTCAGTATCCGGGAGCGTCGCTTCTGTTTCGTCCGCCCCTTCTGCCTCATCCAAAAGCAAAGCCAATCCGCCCGATTCCGCCCTGATAACTTCCAAAGCCTTCAGCGCTTCGTCCGCGCTCTCCCCCATAAACCTTTCGCGATATTCCTGCTTACTCCGCAAGCCCTGGGCAACCTCTTCCTGCCAGACTTTCCGCTCAGTATACTCATCAACAATGTAACTGTCATCAGCCAGCACCCGAACCTCAACGCTGTCTTTCACACCTGACACTCTCAAAACGTTCGCCCCGATCCAGATCACCGCCTCAATGATCTGCTTCAACGCCGCCTCAACCCCGATCATCTCACGCGCCACATTGCGCACCAGCCCCTGTTTTGAGCCGGTATACTCAGTAGCGGTTTTTACCATGCCGTCTTCATCGAGTTTGTAAAAACCCTTGCCCAGACCAATCTTGAAACTAAATATATCCATCATCCGCTGCACGCCGTTCGCGTTCTCTTCCACGCGCAATTGCGGATTGTATTCTTCCAGTAAGGATTTCTCCCCGCGCATTTTATCGCCCACATTAATAAACAACTGCGTGCCCATCATTTGCGGAGCGTGGAATTGCCCCTTATCATCAACGGCGAACAAGCTGGAATTCATGAACACCATTTTCCGCCCAAGCTGGAAGTCAACAATAAAATTATCAAACGCCGTATCCAGCCCGATCAACACATCCTCATTGCCGTCCAGAATACCCGCGCCAAACGGACCCGCGCTGTCATAGCGGTTGTACCCGGCCTTCCTGATTACTGAGAACCACGGAATAGCCGATCCAGTCCGGATAACCCGCGGAACGCCAACTAATTTACCCTCTTCATTCAACGTGAAATAAGTAATTGTATATTGCCCGCCCTCAACCAAGTGCATGGACACGGACTGGAATTTTTTATCTCCCTCAGTAAAATCCGAAATAAACGCAACTTCCGAAACAATCCCATTCCGGTGCGATATCGGAATAATCTGATCCCCCGCCAAAAAGTTCAGCCCGATATCTTTACCGCTCAGTAATACGCCATTATCCAGCCGCGTCTGCGCCTCTTCCACATACGCCTCAAAGGCAGCCGTGCCCGCCCAGCGCGAAGTTACAACCAGCTCATTCGCGTTCCGCCGGAAGTCATTATCGCCCAACACGCCGCCGCGCCCGTCTTCACCCTGCAGCCAGTTTTCAGTAGGCTTATGGTCCAATTCAAACACCGTCAGCTCGTTCAGCAGCAACGCCCCCCAATCCTCACACGCCCGCTTAAGCATGTCCGTCCGGTGCCGCTTGATGGTCGCCTGCTTATTGGCAACCAGATCAACGCTCATGGTGTACTCATAAAACTCAGACACCTCGCCGTTCAGCCAGTCTCGCCAGTCGGCAATTTTCTCGTACATCACTGAGTAAGGAATTTCCCGCCCGAACTCTTTATTGATGATCTCAATTACTTGTTTTTGATCCATATCACCTTACTCCCAACTCGTCAATAAACGGCTCCCAGCTGTATTCCCAGGCGTCCGCAATGTCAGCCACATCGGGGTCATTATCCAGGCGCGTGTCTTCCACTTTTTTCTCGTCCCACACCTGATTTTGCAGACTGTGGATTAACATCGGGCAGCTGCTCATAATCGCCAGCCTGCCCTGATTTAATAACTTTTCCTGCGCGTAAATTCGGGTGTTGATCTGTTCCTTATCCGCCATCACCGCGCGAACAGGTAATTTTTCCCGCGCCAATGCCGCGTTGATCCCATTCACAATCGTCTCCGGGTGATCACAAAATGCGTAAGTGTGCCGCGCGCGTGGATACGCGTCCAGGGCGTCTCGCACAAACTTCACAAACTCGCTCTCGATCCGGTCCGGCGCCACCCCCTTGCTCAGTAACTTATACTCTTGCAAGGCTACAACCCCCCGCACGGACAGCCTTATCCCGCTGCAAACAAATATCGTATGGCTTGTGCTTTCCCCAAAGTCAATCCCATACGTAATAAACCGGATATCATCAGGCGCGCGGTCAATAATCCACTTTTCCGGCTCATCCGCGAATTGCCCGAATATCAACCCCTCAGCAATCACCCGCTGCCCCAGAATATCGCGCTTGTACCATACGGAATTTGGGTTATAAAGCGCCTTGATTTCCTCACGCCGTTTCTCAGTAATGGAATAATTGTCATCAATCGTGAAGTGCTGATATTGATACCCCTCAAGCCCCTGTGTCCTGAATAAGTCAATGTAATCAGAATAAATCTTATGATTCGGATTACACGGGTTCAAATCCCAAAGCGTCAGCGGGTCCAGCGCCGCAGCCTGCCGGCCCAAAGCCACCTTTACAAAACTGATCCGGCTGTCGGTGCTGTCAAAATGTTCATTGATTTCTGTCGCGATCCACATACCGTACGAGTTGCCCAAAATCCGCTTGTAACTGTCCGCCTTCGCTCCGCCGACAAAGATAACGACCTTTTCCCCCGTTTGCGTTTGGATGTAAAGCGCCTCATTATCGCGGTATTTTCCCCATCGGCAGCGCCCACGGAATAAAGCCTCAAGCCCAAAACCATTACAGACACCAATGTTAAGTTTTGCATTAGCCAGGGTTGAACCGCTCGCCAGATGTATCTTGTCCCGGCACACCTCAAGCCGCGCCGCCATGATGATACAGTGCGATATCGTCTTGCCGCTCCGTATTGCGCCCTCAGCAACCGACATCCGCGCTTCAAGCCCACGCTCAATATAATCAGCATGTTTCAAAGACAACGGCGCAAAGGGAATAGACCGCTCTAAAATCACGCTTCCTCCCGTTCCTTTGCGGCTTGAATCATATCAACCACCGCCGATAAATCCTCAACCCGCTCCTGGCTCGCGCCCGTGATTGAATCCATTTTCAGGAACCGCCCCAGCAGTTCCAGCGCCCGCTGTTTATCGTACAATTCCAGAACAGGTGTTCCATGTCGCGTGTACGAGATTTTTTTCACCACATCGCCGGCTCTCTTGATGGCAGCCCAATCAAGGGTCGCTTTGCCGTTCGCGTCCACTGTCAGAAAATCGCCCAAACCTGCCCTTGCCTGGTTGGTCAGCCTGACCAACACCTCATCAGCCGTCGCGCCCATTTCTTTCAAACGCTCATTCACCAGCTCCGCGATTTCCGGATTGTAAAGCAGCCGCCAGCCGGTTTTCTCCGGCGATTTATACCCCGCTTTCGTCGCTGCCTCCCGCGCATTCCAGCTGACCAGATAGTATTCAACAAACGCGCGCTGCCTGGGTGTTAGTGACATAATCTGTTACTCGTCTGCCTTATGTCCATTCATCGCGTCCAGTCGCGCCGTCAGGTCCAATACCTGCTTTTCAAGCTCGCGGATACGGTCATCGCGCCGGTTGATCGCCTTCTGCATCTTCTCAACCTGCAAGGTCAACTCTTCGTTTTCTTTCTTCAGCTTTTCGATAGTGACCTCACGGGTTTCAATCTCGCATTTCAGACTGTCAACCTTAGCCTCAAGCGCGTTAACCTTCTCCCGAAGCGCCGTTAGCTCCTCAGTATAATGACTTGCCAGAACATCAACGCAATCCGCCTGAATCTTCTTGCTTTCAGCCGCAACCTTGCCCCGATTCGCCATGGCATTAATCAGCGCAACAAGGCTTCCCCCTCCAAGCCCTGCTATGACTATCGCGCCCCAGTCCACGATTACCCTGCGCCAGGGTTCGCGGCGTTCCTCACCGCGTTGTACACCCCGCTCGCGGTTATGCCCAGCGCCAGCCCGTAAATCGCCGCGCCGAACCAGCCGGCAAAGCCAGCCGGTACGCCCAGGCTGATCTGATACAGCACGCCCAGCGCCAGCCCGATGCCCATACTGAGACCAGTCAGCAACTTACCCGACGCCCCAAAGGCCTTCGTCAGCTCAACCAGCCCCATCACCACAAATATAAGTGGCACTCCCGATACAATCTCATTCCATTCCATCTTTACACCTCCAGGTGGTTAAAACAAACGCCCGGAACATAACCGCCATCTCATGCGACCTGTCCCGGGTGGAAACTCCGGCATTCCTGTTCAATTGTTCTTACAGTATAACACAAAATATCTCAAAACTTCCATAGGATTTACTTCCTCTCGCGCGCTTCCAAAACCCGCTTAATCAACCTGCGCAGCTTAATGTCCGGAACAACCCAATAAAGCGACTCCCCGCACTGTCTGCAATGCGCGTCCATCCGGTGAATAAGCACATTGCCGCACTCCAGAAAGCCAACCCCATCGATCTCAAACTCCCGCCCGATCTCCTGACCGCACTTCGGACACCTGACAGTTTCACCGCGTTCGTGCAATCGCGGCGCGGGTTCGCTCATCATCCCGTTTCCTCGCTCCGCATGTCCCAAAGTTTCCACCCCCGCCGCTCACATTCCGCATCCGCAATCAGCCGGCAGCCTGCAATCGATGGACCCTCAACGATAAAAGACTCCTGGGTATTGTCATTAATAACCCGATACCTGTACACATCCTCGCTCTGTAAAGCCGCAAGAAGCGCCTCGCCAATCGTACCCATCATCCACCTCCCAACATCCTCAATGCATCCGTGTTGCTCAGATTATTCAACCTGGCAAACAGGTTCACCACATCCAAAGGCTTCGCCGTGCAGCCCGAAAAACACCCGCATAACTGCCGCTCGGTATCCACCCAGAACGACGGATTGCTATCCTCATGAAATGGACATTTTGTCAGTCCCCAGTGTTCACCCGTAAACGAAATCTCGCCCAGATAATCCTCGATCCTGTGCGCCTTTTTCACCTCCTCGATGTTCACACCGATTTTCATATCCAAAACCTGGGCGGGCGTGCGGTCAACAACTTCCCAATCCACTTTGCGCGTAGGTATCGCCGTCCTCTCAGCCAATCTCAGCGTCTCCGCGGGGAACAACTCAGTAAGCGACTGCCAGGTGGGAAAACTACCCGCCTGGTATTCCACATAAACCGCCCCGCTCGGATGGACGGACCCGGGCAATGTCACCAACCCGCCGCGCCCTTTGATATCAATTTTCCCGAAATGCAGATTCCGCACCTCATCCACGCACCGCGTATACACATGCAGCCCCCGCGAAGTGCGCACCTTGTATGCGTCCCGCAAGATCGCCTGGGCGACTGGGTTCGCTGTTCCAGCCCACAAGGACCAACGCATGTATTCAGTCAGATCGTCAAAGTCGATCACCACCAGATTATTTGTTCCGGTCACAACAGCGCCGTTCGATGGCACCCTGAACCACCGCAGCAATTCATCCTCAGTAGGCAGCCGATCCTTATACACGCCCCACTTGAGCCGCGGGATTTTTGTCCCCAAATGACACGGAATTACTGAAAATCCCTGATGGACGAACCAAAAGACCGTGGGCAGGTCAACACTCTCAATTATGTCTGTTTTCATCTCAAAAAGCTCCAAAAGTGCAGGGTTTGCAGGGTTTGAAGTGCCGATTTCATAAAGTTTCTTTAATCCTCACACGTAAAACCTTATACATTAGGGGAGTAAGCAAAAGCTGCATTTCAACGAGTAACCCTGCATAGAGGGTAATAATATAGTTAAGCGAAATGCCCTTTTAAACCCTGCAAACCCTGCAGATTTATGCATTTTTGTTACTTTTCCGCTTAAAACCTTATACAACATATTCTCTCATTTCCTGTTGAATCGGTACTCTAAAATTCTTGTACGATTTTCCTGACTTTCCATATCATAGCGATCCTTTAACACACTCCTGACGTTCATCAATCGCCTTCCAAAAGCCTTCACGCTGCGCGGCCAATCACTGTCGGGTTTGTTGCCGCCAAACAGCAGCTGCTGCGCTTCGGTGTAAAGCTCCCGTGCCGTCACCCAACGGCCAACGTTGTTTACTATCTTGAGAGCGGAAACACTCGTGTCATTGATCCACGCGTCAACCGCTTCGATCACAATCTCACCGTCCGCGAGAAAGTTGTTTTGCGCCAGTTTGAGATCAGTAACGATGTCTTCCCAGAGATCCACCTTGTCGGCTTGTGTGCTCATCAATCGCCCCAGCGCCTCCCAGTCCGCCATACGGAGAGTGGATGTCGAAGGCAGGTCGCCCTTTTGCAGCTCCCTGACCACGGCATTCAGGTTCGTCAGCAGATCACCCCACCAGGCATCGCGCAGCGCGTCAATTTCAGTCAGGAACAGCGATTCGCGGCGGCGGTCGTCATCATCCACCCGGTTGAGCGGCAAAAGTAATAAACGGTCGCTCAGATCATCCCTGCGCAGAGTGTCAGGAGTCCGCGCGGTCATCGCGATCCAGCAGCGGTATTTGAGGATGCCGAGTTCTTTCGAGGTATACAGCTTTCGATATTCGTCCATCGCCCCGGTCGAAATCCGCGCGAGTTTATCCTGCAGCCAGCCTTCCATGGAGTCGAGATTATCCATCGCGTACAGGTGATAATGAGACGCTGTTACCGAGAAGTCATCCGCTTTGGCTGGCACTCCGCTCACTTGCGCCCATTGGCCAAATAACAGCCTCAGTAAAAGGCGCAGCGCCATGGACTTGCCGGACCCTTTTTCACCCAGCAAAACCATCATAGGTTTCGTCGGGCAAAGTTCGTTGAAAAACAGTGTTTGGGTCCAAACTTTGTATGCCCACGCGTGCTTGCGTTTATTCCAATTGGGAATATCCGCGATAATCTCTGTTGCATGTTGGGGGTTGGTAAAGTCCGGCTCGTAGGGTTCCCAGAAATGCAGATCGTCAAAAATAACCGCGCCGTCGCCATTGTCCCTGAGTGTGATCGTGTCGCCGTCCAGACAATAAATTTTGCCATCAAACCGGCTTACCCACAGAACTTTTGCATCCTGGTCAAAGTATGCCAGCCGCATCACCTGTTTGACCTCGCTGTTCAGGATCGCCGCGCTTTTGCATGCGTTACTGAGCACACTGAAGCCAGTCGAAGCCGGATTGACCCCGGTGAGCTCGTGTAGCCACGCGTGCCAGCGTTCCGTGTCAAGTTCAAATAGCCGGTATTTCTGATGCCAGAGGTAGAAAAGTTCCGCCTCCGGCGTGCGAATGAATTTGCCGTTCGCGTGCAGCCAGGTAAGCAGCAGGCTCTCCGCGTTAGCCAGACGTATGTTTGCGCTCACGCCCTGCACAGGTGTAAGGATGTCTTCCAGCGCATCCTGCAGCTTTGGGTCCGGCGGGTTCATCAGGGGGTTTCCCAGTCGCTTGCCCCGGGCTGCCGTAAATCGTGCCCCCAGTTTCAGCCGCTGGTAATTTGTGCCCAATTTTGCCCCCTGAGTCGATACCAGGCTGCTTACTGCCAGCCCAAGAGCACCGTCCATGTGGCTGCAGACTTCAGTGATCGCTTCCCTCACAGGGCGGTTGTTTACCACCATCTCAATCCACATTTCCCGCCATGGGGAGCAATTCAGCTTCGGCGGTAGCGGCGGTTGATCCACCTGATACGCCATGGCAATGATCTCAAGTTCATCACGCCAGGTATCCCCGTCCAGCGTGCCATACTCAGCCAGCAGCTCTGCCTGGTCGACCGCCGGAATTTTTAGTTTCGTCAATACCGCGTCAATAATCACAGGGCGCTACGCTTTCAGCAGTAAGGTCTCAATACTTTTTGCCAGCTCTTTTGCGCGGTCAGCGCTTATTGTCTCTCCACCTGTCGCGCTTGCCAGCTTACTGAGAAAGTCCCTGCCAGCCGGGCGGTCTTCCGGACCGACGTAAATGGTAGATATTTTGTTCATGTATGTTCTCGCTATGGCGGTTGCGGCTTCTCTGTCATCGGGTTCGCCGTCAGAAATAACAATGATGGAAACCCCGGGCAAGTCAGCGAGTTTGGCGAACCTCAGCGCCGCCGATAGGTTGGTTGAATTTCCAATCAAAATCGGCACACCTCCCGGGCAAAACTCCGCGCGGTCAGAAAACGCAATTACCGCCACCTTCCCCCGGCGCGCCCGTTGAATATTCGCAAGCTCCTCACAGGCAACAGCATAGCGGGTTTTCCCCCCGCGCGAGTCCTGGGTAAGCATGGATCCGGAAACATCAACGATGGTTACAATTTCAGCGGAAGAAAAAATCTCCGCGATTGACTTCCCTGTGCTGACCGCGACGTCCTGGATAGAGCCTTCGACGATTGCAGTTTGTTGCATTTTTTCCTCCTTTACTGAGTAAAAAGCTAAGCCTTGTGTCGCTTGTTCCACAGCTCATCCGCGAGCTGTTGCACCCGCGCCTCATCAAACTGACTTGCCGGAACGCTCATCGTGGACAGTCCGCAGTCAACGCAGTAAATTCGCATCCAGGTGCCATACACTTCGAACTGCACCCGCGCTTCGCCCCCACAGCAGGGGCAGGGTTTAATGGTGATGTTATCGGTCATTCCTCCACCTCCGGAGGTTCTGGGAGCGCGCACCAGCCTACAACATGTTTAGCTTGACACCATTCCCGTCTACCTGTATCCCCGATTTCCAACATCACGTCAATCCGTATCGTTTTCCGCCCCCACAAGTCCAGTAAAACCCATACGGGCTGGCGCAGTTCTGGCAGTCTCTCCTCAACCGGAATCCACACGCTTGCCGCCTTAAGCCGCGCGTTCTCCGCTTCAAGAGTGGCGATTCGTTTGTTCAACGCGTCCTCAATCGGACGGGTGTTCCAGTCTTCAAGTGTAAAAGACCCTGCTTTAGTGAAATGAGCCGGGCACTTCTCATTGTTGCAGTGATATAAATAATATTCTCGCGGATTTTTACCGAACTCCCGCCACAAGTTTCCCTGTGGTGTTTTCCCACAGAACGAACACGGTTTTAGTTCTTGTTCCATCATTCACGCTCCTTTCCAACCCAAGTGGGCTTGCCCCACTCGTCAACTTCCTCTATATCGTGCTCGTCCATTACAATCGCGAACACCACACCGCTGAGCACCACCGCCCAGCCTGCTAATAAACCTACGGCAAAGCCTGCTATAAACATCATTTCACCTCCTCTTTTGCCAACCATTTCGGGATACTCTGATAACACCAGTATGGTATCCGGCACATCTGTGCCATCCACCACCACGGCTTCCCCTCTTTATGCCAGCGGCGAATGCGCTCCTGGTTAGCGAGGATTTGCGGTCGCGTCCAATTGTCGGGATATTTCTTTGGCTCCGGCAACTCCATAGGCTCGCCAGCTTCGCGGCTCTCACCAGTCGGGACGTAATCGCTGCAGTCCTCACCTTCAAACTGGAAACGCCAGGCTGGGAATGTGCCGACCCGCAGAGCACACTTGCCTACAATCGGGTCGGCATCTCGCAACCAATTCCTGCAATTCAGGCAGCTATCCCTCACAACCACTCCTCAACCGGCGCTTTCGCGCCAACCGGCCACGAAACAACCAGCACGCGCCCTTGTGGGTCAACAATGTCTTCCCACGACAGGATTTTTGACGCCTCAATAATCCCAAGCTTCCTGACGCCCTCAACATGGATGATGCCGGTACGCAGTGGGGCTCGGTAACCATAAGAACGCTCCAATACGGACGCCCCGCTTGTTCCAACCAACGCCTCAAACGCCATCCCCGCCTCATAGCGCGCGCGTGTTTCCGCATTACTGAGCACGTCATACGCCTGCTTCACTCGCATGAACACGTCCGCGGCGCTCTCTTCCTTACACACGTCCGGGTGCCAGATTTTCGCCATTCGCCGGAAACCCGCCTTGACCTCATCATCGCTCGCGTTTTTGCCAATTCCCAGCACGGCAAAATAGCTGTCATTTCCATCAGGCGTTTTTACTGAGCCGCCAAAGAAGTCTCTCAGCACTTGCTCCGGAAAAATCACCCCCCAATTGCTGCCGCCCAATCCAATCAATCCATAAGCGTATGAAGCGCCGTCCGCCCGCGCCTTACAGGCGCCCACATACCGCACTACCAACTTTTGCGAGATCTTCGTCTGATAATGGTCCCTGATTTCCGGGATCGAGACCGTTTCCCCCAGGTAGGCCTCAATCCACTGCGCGATGGACGGCGCGTAATGTGGACTAACCCGCCATATCTTGCGCGTCGCATCGTATTTCCTTTCAGCCTGCGGTAGCCCCTTGATAGAGGCTACCAACGCGGCATTGTAGGGCGTGCTGACAATCAACGCCTCACCTTCAATTTCCAAACTGCTTATGCGCGTCATCTTTACCGCCTATAACAGACCTAAGGCTGCCGCGCAGCGTTCAATTCCAACCGCGCTCTCCGGCAGTTCCCCGCCATTGGCTTTACGCACCTCATCCTCACCAAAAGCGGCAATCAGGTCGTCTGCTGAGTAAACAGGCGCAGCCATCCGCGCCGCAATTGCCTGCCGCTTCGCTTCCGCTTCTTCCTGGACTTTGATATCCGCTTCGATCCGGTTGATGTGCAGCGCGTCTTTTTGGTCAGCAGTCAAAACGCCGTCCAAAATGGAGAATTCAAACTCATTCGGAATTTCTGTTTCTTCCGGCTGCCTGTCGCCAATCGGCTCATCCCAGTATTCCAAAATCCGCTTCCACGTACAGGGGTTCACCTTACGCGGCAAAACATTGATGGGTACAATCCCCTGCTCAGTAACAGACACCTTACTCAGCCGCTTCAGCACCAGTCCAATCGGTGCGGGACCGTCCGGGTTATGGCGCGTCCAGATGCGCAGGCGGGATTTTTCCACCACGGGTTTCTTACAATCCGGGATTTCCGCGCCAGTTTTAACTGAGCCAATCGTCTGGTCTTTGAGATGGGTAATCAAAATCACCAGCGGCGCAACCTGCAGCATCTCATCAATCACCGCAGCCTCATAGTCAAAGCTCACCTTCCAGATTTCCATTGCTTTGAATGTGCCGCTCGCGCTGAAAAACTGCTTGAACCGCTGGGGCTCTTTCTGCACCACCGGATGAAAGGTGTTCTCAAAGCGCGTCCAGGTATCAAAAACCAGCGCCTTGAACCCTTTGCCTTTGAGCTCGTGAATGTTCTGCATCACATAGTCGTGATATTCGAGTTCACGCATACCGATAGTGGCTTGGGTCAAATTGACGTAAAATCCAAATGGCGTACCCGCCTCTTTCAACTGATCTGCGATCGATTGCGTTTTGAGGTCATCGTCAAAAAAAGCAATCTCACTCGGTTTGAAACCGTTCGCAATTGCAAATGTGGTCTTGCCTGTATCAGGCTCTCCTGTCACATGTACAAGACCGGTTATGGGGTTTGAGTTTCGTTTGTTCATTTTTCCTCGTTTCTATGCTTCAGTTTCTATGGTTACAATTTCTAACTTTTCATCCGGCTTCAGCTTCAAAGCCGCGCGGATGGTCTTCTTCACATTTTTGGGGATGCCCCTGTATTCCGTTTCAGGGTCCGTCAGCCCCACCAGTGCCCACCCTGGCAGGTCGCCCGCGTAGTCCATGGCGATTTTCAGCCGTTCCAACCCGATCCCGGGCAGCGACGCGATCACCTGGTGCCCCGGGCTCAGTATGGCTGGGAATTTTGGCGGCAGGATTTGTTTTTGCGCCCTTCTGTCCCGCCCGGCCAATCGAATCACCGCGGCCTCATAATCGTTCTCAGGGCAGAAAATAACGCCGATGCCCAACTCTTGTATACTGAGCAGCTCCCCCATAACGGACGCCCAATTCCAGCCGGTCACGCCGCGGTTACTCATTACCTTTCCGTCTGGGGTTGGGTGCATCGTTCCGGTGATTATCAAATACGGCCATACGCTGTCCATAGTTGACGGGCTCATTTGCGCGTCAAACCTCGCCTGGGCGCACCGCCCCATTTGGTTGATCAGCCGGTCGTTGCCCATACTCCCAAGCAGGTCATCGCTGCATTTGCGCTCAATCACCAGCGTGCAGTCGTCATCGCACAAAACATGCAGGTCGCCATAATCCAGGGCTGTTACCGCCGTCGGTACACCGCCAAAAGTCAGCTTCTGGATGTGTTCTGGTTCGCGTGAGTCAATGACTGCTGTTGTTATGCCCATCGTATTCCTTTACTCAGTAAAATGTCTTGCCAACGCCGCGCCGGGGAGTCGAACCCAGCAGGAGGAAAGGAGGAGGAAACCTCCCGGGCCATCCGCGCGGCAGCCCTGCTATGCGAACACTGATGCTAAGAAATTTTCATTTGCCTCCTGGTCCCGTTCAATGGCTATCTCAATTGCGTCTTCGGGCGAAAAATAGCCCGGGTCATCAACATAGGCGTTCACAAATTCGTCCATCTCAGCCGCCTATGGCTTGCGAAACTAATTCAATGACCTCATCGCTGGTTGCGGTGAAGTATTTTTTCATAATTGGTGATGCGTTGATTTTTGTTTCAACGATTGGCAAGATTTCGTCCATTCTGGCTTTCTCCTTCGCCGCGGACCGTACAGTCGCGCCAAGAAATTTTAAGGCTGTTTCATACTCAGCTCCATTTTCAGGAACCGGAGCGGCTTCAGTGCTTGCTTCCGCGCCGCCCATGCTGTTCGCCAGAAAATTCTGTTCGCATTCGGTCGCGTTTTTGAAAATTTTGACGAAATGCATATAGGTTTTGTTCTTCACTTCGCCCTGGGAGTTTGTGTACGTATCGCCGGTCGGCTCAAACTTAATGCGTACGTGCTTTCCGTCAATTTTTGACGCCTGTACTCCGGCTGCCAAAATGGACTCTTGCGTCAGCTTCCATTCTTTGCTGGTCTGGATCAGGCTGCGTTCTGCCAGATTCGCGCCCTGGATGTTCAGCGGCACCACGCTCAGGTCAATGGCGTGAACCATGGACTTATGCACCGCCGGGTCAAAGACGATTTTTCCCTGCCCTTTCACCAGGGCGGCTTTCCATACATAGACGGAAACTTGGCCCCAAATTTCATAGCTGGGAGGTAATACGGGTTGGTCGAGAATATTCATGTCTGTCATGGTGTTTTCCTTTCGTTGGTTAGTTGAATGTGTTGGCTCGGTAAAGTGTCGTTGTGTACTCCAATAGGCTCCTTTGGTTAGTTGAGTTTGTTTACTGCGCTGCTCATCTCGTCGATGTAATCGGCAATCCAATTCAGCGCGATAAGTATGCACGGCAGAAGAACCATCAGCGCGGGTTTCATCGCTGCCCGTCCTCCGGTATGCTTTCAAGCCACGCCACCGCGCCGATAATCAACGCAGCCAGCGCAATCCACTTCAAAATCATTAACAGCCAATACGCGTCCATGCTTCTGCTCTTTCAGTCGCCACCCCCCAGGCAAAAATCGTGCAGTCCGGGATTTGTTCAAATGCTTCTAACGCCCCCATGGTGTCACCTCAACATTGTCCTTTTTCGCCTCTTCCTGGCTGACTGCTCTGTAAATGGTTGGTCCCAACTCGGTAACTACCGGCTTTGGCCAGATGTAAATCTTGTTGTCGCGGATCGCGGTCGAGACCGCCCCCTTACCAAGAATCCACTGCGCGTGCGACATATGGTTGATCCGCAGGCGGCGCATATCATTTTTGGACGTGCCCTCTGGATAGGTGGCGCACAGTATTTCCCCTGGCTTCAGATACAGCAGGCGTTGATGAAACTCATTCAGCTGGTTGCATGGCAAAGCGGGTACGAGGTCAACAATTTCAAATAATGGGTCGGGTCTTTTATAGTCTTTACGTCTCATTTCTCTCCTTATTTGGTAAAATTCATCCACCTAATACAGAAAGGCGGCTAACATGGGTGATAAAAAGTGTTGGCGTTGTAAAGCAGCTGCCCGGTTTTCGATATTGATTTCTCCTGGTAAAGATCGCTGGTATCTGCCAAATCAGAACGCCAGAAATTCAGGGCCTCCGCTGTTGGAAGTTTGGCTTTGTGAAACTTGTGCGCATGAGCTTGATTCATTGCTTACTTCCTTTCTTCCTGCTCTGGGAGATTCGTTACTCTACGAAGATCGTCCACCGTCCCTTTTCGTCCACAAGCCAGACAAATAAAATCTTTTTCGTTGTAGGCTAACGAGGGCTTATGGTCGTCATGAAACGGGCATAACATGAATTTCCATGCGACTACCTCTCTTTTTCTTTTAGGCTCTCTACGGGCTGATTGTTCTTTCATTCTTCACTCCTTTGCTTCATAAATTTTCTTGATTGCCATAACCTTTTCATCTGCTTTTTTCAGCTTCAGGATCACCCGCCCCACCAGTCGGTAGGTTTCGCTCCCGTCCAGCCGTACATTCAAAAGAGTTTCTAATTCGCCGTTGATCTCGCGGTGGATCGCCTGCAGGTCCTCAAGCTGCCAAAACGTCTTATATCCGCCTTGCTTCGCCCGCTCGCGTTTGGTGCCGTTTTCAGGGCAAATTTGCGCCATGTTTACGCCACTTCCTGGGATTCGCCGTCTGCGTTTGCTATGCTGTCCTCATGAGCATTGAGTTCGGCAGTCGCAGCGTGTCGCAAGCGGTACTCCCGCCGGATCAACCACGCCGCCTGGTTGCCGATCGTCCGCATATCCTCAGCCGCCAACGCCTTGATCATCGGCTCGATGTCTGTGTCTTTGATTTGGATCATGTAACTGTAGGGTTTTGCCATTGCGCCTCACTATTTTGTGTTGGAGGAAGAGAAATTCTTCCCAGTGACAATAGTGTAAGGCATACTAAACGATTTGTCAAGGGGAAGAATAATTATTCCCAGTAATTTAGTGAAAAGAGGTAGTATGTTACTGCCAATGGACAATATTTCAGAATTTCTTACCGCCGAAATGAATAAGGTTGGCATGAACCAGTCTGATTTGGCACGTAAAAGCGGCGTTTCAACTGGTCAGATTTCCCGTCTTATTAATGGCACCCGTGGTGTGGGTGAAAAATCTTTACGTGCCATTGCCGAAGCTCTTAGCGTTCCCCCAGACGTTATGTTTAGAGTAGCAGGCTTTTTACCCCCCGCGCCAGCCAAAACAGAGCAAACAGAGCGGCTGCTCTACCTGTTCAACCTGATGGACGCGCGGCAAAAAGAAATCCTGCTCTCCCAGGCTAACTGGATACTGCAGGAAAAGCCCTAACCACCCCGCTGGTAAATCACGATTTGAACCATACGCCCGAATAATCGGAATGAGTAAATGGTCATCAATGGAAATTTCACACGCTTCATTTCCGCCGCTCCTTACTCCCATTATAGAACGGGTGTTCTAATTATTCAAGAGGACAAAAGCGGACTCAATTCACAGTTCAGATTTGTATGGCAAGGTTCCTGATGCTTTTACTGAGAGAAAATAATGGCACTAAATGCGCTCTCAACGAAGCGGCTATACGTAACGTGGCCAAGTGGCAAGGCAAGAGTCTGCAAAACTCTCATCATGGGTTCAAATCCCATCGTCGCCTCTTTTTTATGTCTGCTGGCAGCTTCGCAGCATCTCCCTCATAAACAAACTTTCAGACAGGTTCCTCACACAGTCATTTTCCCAAGCTTGTCTGCTCTTGACAATGCGCATATTATGCGTATAATATGGCTAACAAAAGGATGATATAAAAAAAAGAGACTTGGAGAAGCTTCTGCTTAAGAACGGATGGACTAAAGTCGAAGGCGGCAAGCACGAAAAATGGGTCAAAGGAAATGAAACTGAGATGCTTCCGAGGCACACGGAAATAAATGAAATCCTTGCCAAAGACATTATTAAAAGGAGAGGGCTGAAATAAGCTCACACCAGAGGAAATATGAAACGAACCTATCCAGTAGTAATCGAAGATACAGGCGAGAAATACATGCTTGTCCGCGTGCCCGATTTTGACCGTATGACCCAGGGTAAAGACCTGGCCGAAGCTATCGATATGGCTCAGGATTTGATTTGTATGCTGGGTATTGACATGCAGGATAAAGAACAAGGTCTTCCTGATCCTTCATCAATTTTTGATATTCAGCTTCAGTATCCTGGGGCAATCGTTACCCTGGTCAATTCAGATATCGAAAAGTACCGTAAAGCTATTGAGTCCCGCTCTGTCCGGAAAAACGTCACGATCCCAGGTTGGTTAAATGCAGCCGCGGAGGACGCTGACCTCAACTTCTCTGAAGTACTACAGGAAGGCTTGAAAGAGAGACTACAGCTTGACCACTAGCGAGTGGTTAAGACAGTGAGTAAGCCATATGCCCAATCGCGCTGGTCTCCTGACCAGCGCGATGTGTTTTTGCTTGCGCCTTTCACGCTGCCTGTTCTGAGTTCGTAGAACGGCAGATCGCCACGTCGCTACGCTCCTCGCGATGACGAAACACGGGAATTCTCCGAGTTGGGCTCGTGAGTTAGAAAGACCTCAGTTATGATCCCCACTTACAGTCTGCCCACATACACATTCAGCCAGGCGCGGCGGCTTGAAATGCGCAAGCCGCCCTACGAAATGATAAAGGGGAGACCTAACGGTCAGCCCACGCGCGCGGTCTGGAGACCGGCGCGATCCGAGGCAATGATAAACCGGCGAAGATCCTCTAACCGGGAATCCTCTACGATAATCGATGGAAAAGCACTGCCAGGACAATGAACATACCCCAAATCCTGTGTACCTGTGCCATTTTCTTACGGCGTTCCTTGTCTTTTTGCTTGGTCAGCCCAAAGCTCAAAACAGCTTGGATAGCCAAAGCCAATCCAGCAACCAAACCCGCTACGGGAACCATTCCATCTCGCGCGAACTGCAAAATAAAGTGCACTGTGATTGCTCCCACTGCTAAAAACCCAGCATAACGGTGGTTTTTATTCACGAACTGAAATGTCTTTTTGATCCAAGAAGGCAGAGTTTTTCCGTCCTTGCGCAACTGCTCAACCACGACCTGTAAAAGCGGGCGGGAAGTTAAAAAGATAATAGAGATCAAACCGATTACACCAAAAACTTCACCTAAATTTTCCATACCTTCTCCAATTAAATGATTATTGTATTAGTAACCTGACCAGCTCCGCCAGGTTTTCACATACCAAATCCGGCTGATACTCCGAGTTTTCCAGGTCATTAACCTTTGTTTCGCCGCTCAAGACAAGCACGGTTTTCACGCCCGCGTTTTGACCAAGCGCAATATCGGTATACAGCCGGTCCCCCACCATCACCAGGCTTTCCGGCTTCACGTTCAGGCTGCCCGCCAACTGCTCCATCAAATTCCGGTCAGGCTTCCCGAAGATCTTATCCGGCACGCGCCCGGTGGATTTCTCCACCAGCGCCATTATAGCTCCAATATCCGGAATGAGCCCATCTGGCGTCGGGCAGTTGATGTCCGGGTGCGTCGCATAGTAGGGCAGCCCCTCCCGCGCGAACCTGCACAGCCGCACCAGCTTGGCATAGGTCAATTCCGTATCATAGCCCAAAACGACAGCGTCCGGCCTGCGCCCGTCCAACCTCACCCCTGCCGCGCGGAAATCATCCCGCAGGCTGCGCGTGCCAATCAGGCAAATCTTTTTGCCCGGGTAGTTTACTCGCAGGTATCGGATTGCGGCGTCTCCGGCAGTAAACACGCGCGCGTCGGCTTCCCTCACTCCGAACCCCATCAGTTTCCTGACATAATCCGCCCGGCTGCGCGAGGTGTTATTCGTCAAAAAGGAAAATGGTATACGCAGCCGGTTCAGGAGCTCCAGGAATTCCAGCGCGCCCGGCAGCAGGCGATCGCCCAGGAAGAATGTCCCATCCATATCCAAAATAAAGCCTTGTGTCTGCCGCAAAGATTTCATGTACAAACTCACATTTGATAATAGCATTCACCTGACTACAATGTTAGCAAGAATAAATCTTTGCAACCGTAGAAAGCAGGTAAGATGACCAACAAAACCTATTTTATCCCGAATATTCACTGCATGCACTGCGTGATGCACATTAAGAACCGCCTGAACGAAATTGAAGGCGTTGAAAACGTGGAAGCCAACGCCCAGACCCGGGAAGTGGAAGTGGAATTCAGCAGTCCCGCGACCGAGGAAGCCATCCTGCAGGCGCTTGCTGAAATTAATTACCCGGCGGAGCTCTAAATGTCTGATAAACAGCAGGTCACGCTGCCGATCCTGGGGATGACCTGCGCCAACTGCGTCGCCGCCGTTGAACGCGGTTTATCCAAGGTGGACGGCGTGGACGCGGCGGTTGTGAATCTCAGTTCAGAACGCGCGTCCGTCAGCTACGACCCGCAAAAAACCGGCGTCCCTGCCTTGGTGGAGCAAGTTCGCCAAACCGGCTACGAGGTCGCGCTGGGCGAAGCTTCGCTGGGTGTCATTGGCCTTTCAGACCCTGCCGACGGCGCGCGCCTGGAAAAAGCGTTGAACTCCGTTGAGGGCGTGCTTTTCAGCCAGGCAAACCTGGCCAGCGAGCGCGTGCTTGTGCGCTACGTTCCCACAATTCTAAGTCAGTCCGAAATCCGTCAGGCCGTTGCGCGGGCTGGCTTCCGCCTGGCTGAGGAAAGAACCCTGACGGAAGACCCCGAAGCCGCTGCCCGCCAGAAAGAAACCGCCCACCAAAAGCGCATGCTCATCATCGCGCTCCTCTTCACCATCCCGCTTTTCGCGCTCTCAATGGGCAGGGACTTTGGGCTGCTGCCAATGGCGCTTGCCCACGCACCCTGGATGGACTGGCTGTTCTTCGCGTTGGCAACGCCCGTGCAGTTCTACGTCGGCGCCAGCTATTACGCAAATGGTTACAAATCGCTGCGCAACAAATCCGCGAACATGGACGTGCTGGTCGCGATGGGCACGTCCGCGGCGTACTTCTATTCGATATTCGTTCTGCTCGGTGCGGTTCCCGGGCACGGCTACTTTGAAACCTCCGCTGTGATTATCACGCTGGTGCGCCTGGGCAAGTTCCTGGAAGCGCGCGCTAAGGGCGGCGCGAGCGAAGCCATTCGCAAGCTGCTTTTCCTACAGCCGAAAAAAGCGACTGTCATTCGCGAGAGTTTGGAAACTGAGATACCCGCAGACCAGGTGCTTATTGGGGATATCATCGTGGTCCGTCCGGGCGAGAAAATCCCGGTGGACGGCTCCGTGCTTGAAGGCAGCTCCAGCGTGGATGAATCCATGCTCACCGGTGAATCCCTGCCAGTGGAAAAAAGCGCCGGCGCCCCGGTTTTCGGCGCCACTCTCAACAAAAACGGCAGACTGGTGTTTGAAGCCACCAAAATTGGCCGCGATACCGTACTCTCCCAGATAATTCAGCTGGTTGAGAACGCCCAGGCCAGCAAAGCTCCCATCCAAAAGCTGGCAGATAAAATTTCCGCGGTTTTTGTCCCGATTGTCATCGCGGTCGCCGCGCTAACCTTCCTGATTTGGTATTTCCTGGTTCCTCTACCGGCAGATTCAGAAGTCTCCCTGCTGGCGCGCGCGCTGATTAACATGGTCGCGGTGCTCGTGATTGCCTGCCCGTGCGCCATGGGCCTTGCCACCCCGACCGCCGTAATGGCAGGCACCGGGCGCGGCGCGGAACTTGGCATTCTGGTAAAGACCAGCGAAAGCCTGGAAATTGCCGGGCAGATTGACACCATCATCCTGGATAAAACCGGCACGCTTACCCGCGGGCAGCCGGCCGTCACTGAAATCGTGCCGTTGGCCGAGGGCTGGACGGAAGACCAGGTTTTGGCGCTGGCGGCTTCCGTGGAAGCCGGCAGCGAGCACCCGCTCGGCGAAGCGATTACAGCCGCTGCCAAAGCCCGCGCCCTCAGCCTGCAAACCGTTGACCGCTTCAGGTCCTCTTCCGGCAAGGGTGTCTCGGCGGAGATGGACGGGAAAAAGCTCTCGGTTGGCAGCCGACGTTACCTTGATGGCTTGCAAGTGGATACCAGCCGCGCAGAAGACGTCCTTGAAGAGCTTGAAAAGCAAGCCCGCACGGTCGTCATGTTGGCAGCGGATGGGATATTGTTGGGCGCCTTCGGGATTATGGACACGCTAAAGGAAAATTCAGTCAGCGCGGTAGCGGAGCTGCACCGGCTGGGGCTTAAGGTCGCGATGCTCACCGGAGACAACGCCAAGACGGCTCAGGCGGTCGCCAGCCAGGCTGGCATTGACGAAGTCTACGCGGACCTGCTGCCAAAAGATAAGACCGGGCAGGTGCAGCGGCTGCAGGCAGCCGGGCATAAGGTCGCCATGGTTGGCGACGGCATCAATGACGCGCCCGCGCTCGCTCAGGCGGACGTGGGCATCGCCATTGGCACCGGCACGGACGTCGCAATCGCAGCCGCGCCGATAGTGTCCATCAGCGGCGATTTGCAGGCTGTTCCGCTGGCAGTGCGCCTATCCCGCAAGACGCTGAAAACCATCAGGCAGAACCTGTTCTGGGCGTTTTTCTACAATGTCATCCTGATTCCGGCCGCCGCCGCGGGATTTCTCAATCCCATGCTGGCAGCTGGGGCGATGTCCTTCAGCAGCATCTTTGTGATTACCAACAGCCTGCGCCTGAAACGCTTCAAGTAAGCCGCGTCGGCCAGCTGCTTTTCCAGCTCCGCCGCGCGCTCCTGGGCTTTCGCCAGCTCGCTCTTGTTCGCGTCTTCCGCGGCCCGCTTTTGCTGTACCAGCGTCTTCAGCTCGCCCAGATCGGCCAGCCCCACATCCGCCAGAACAGCCTTCAGCTCGCGTTCAGCCCGCGCCTTGATCATCCGGTTCACTTCGTCCTGAGAAAACACCTGCCCGCCAGCCCCGCCGCCGTTCGCGGTCGCTTCTCCGGCCTGTTCACTGGTCTGAGGGTTTTCAGTTCCTTGATTGGCTTCTTGTTCAGCCATCTTCACATCTCCCCACCGATTAACCGCTGGTGTCGCGTATTTGAATCAAAAAAACCCGAAGCTGCAGACCTCTTTTGGGTCCACAGCTCCGGGTTAAGTGCCTCGTGAGCTATGCTTGACTAACTCAGTATTCGATTTGCATTAGTGTAGCACAAAGAATCTAAAAAAGCAAATGCAACACTGTCAAATTACCACGTCAATCTATGTCAGGGTAAGTGTAATCAAGCGCAAGAATCTTATCCTTTTGCGCCCGGATCCGCTCAATAATCTGGTTATATTGCGCGTGTTGTTCAGGCGTGAGTGGTTCTAACTGAATTTCTTTCAATCGGTTGACAACAGCAGTCCAGTCATAAGAAATACTGACTTGATTGAATTCAGACCACGGCAAATCAATGGTTTCGATATCCAGCAATACGCCAGAAATGAACTTTAGTTCCCTGTCAATAACTTTCTGATCCATATTATGTCACTTCGTCTATTGTCGGCGAGTATTTCCTCTAATGTAATTGTTTGATTCGCGGTCACTAATTGACCTAATTGGGTTCTGTACTCAATTATTATTATACCCTTACTGTCTGGTCCTGCCAAATTTCCAGCTTCTCGTAAAAAACCCAGTTGTAATACCCCTTGAAATCTACTTACCATGACTCCAGTCGAAGGGTCTTTAATAACTTCGACAATCGACTGATAATACTGATTAGGTGTTGTTCCAACTGGCCACTCGTTGTGAGTCACAACATGTCTGAGATAGTGTACTTCGCCTACTCCCAACATGTCACTACCTTTTATCACCTTACCCTGCCAGCTTACGCCTGAAAGCCGCCCACCTGCTTTTTCCAGCAAGCTGTCATTGAACCCGCGTTCAGCTACGAAACTGGTGATCTTCCCGATCTCCCTGTTCGTCAGCGGTCTCAAATCTAAACTCGCGAACTTGATCAGCTCATCCGCGTTCAGGTTCTCCTTTGCCAGTCCGTTCTGCGTCAGGCGCAGGTAATAATGAGCGTCTTCCTCCCCCAGAAGATCCTTCAGGCTCTTCGCCCCCCTGCCCGCGCCCCAAACGGGGCTGTAGGTCTTCTTCTCCTGCTGCTTACCCCTCGGGAAACAACCGTTTCTTCACCTGCTCAGCTTCCTCCGCGGTGATTTCGTCAATGTCTGCCCAACCATCACCTGCCCCGGTGATGTCCATCCATACTTGTCCATCCTCTGGAGGAACTGTCCAGCGCTCATTGCCCTCATACCTCTCCACATATGGCAATTTTGTACGGTAAAGCCTAACTGCTTTTTCCAATAACGATCCATTATCCATACAATATGCACGTACATAATACTTCCACATACTCTCTCCTTATGGCCAATCTGTGTAGTAATCGTAGTTTTTGGGCCTTATAAAGCCTTCCCACTGTTTTTTCATCCATTCATCAGTCAGGTCTTTCAGCTCCTTGCTCACATTACTGGACCGGTTGACTTCGTAATCCTCGTGATTCAAGGATTTTATGCGATAAGACTCTTCGGTGTGAAATTGTAGCTCAAAGGTGATGTCACCATTTGAAAACACAAGATGTAATCCTTCGTAGTTTGTCCCTGAGCCAAAATAGTTGCGAATCTTTTTAATGGAGTATCCATTCCCCGCCAGACCTGTTGTGATAGTTCGTGCTTTTTCAACCAAATCTTTCTCTGAAAATATTGCTGTATATCTGAGCGAATCTGTAACGAGCTTTATTGCATCTGCGGCAGGAATTCCTCGGGTTTGTGATATTTCTGTTATCTTTCTTGCCAGGCTGGACTCGCTCTTAATCCTGAAATCCAGGCCTGCCAGATGGCCGTCCAAACCCTGAACCAGATTTCCCAACGATGTTGTCATTTGCGGTTCCGCGCCTTGTATCCGCTTCAAAAACGACTTGGCAAGTTCCTCAGCCTCCGCGCTCGCCGCTCCTTTTTCGGTCCTGAGCAAACGCAAGTACTCGGAGCCTAGTTTTCTGTACTGCTGAGCATTAGTATTTCCTACAAGTTCTTTCAGGCTAATTGGCGCTCTTCCTGCTCCCCATTGCGCCGACCAGGTTTTTCGTGAAATCTGATCAAACTGTATTATACCACTTCTCCAACTTGTCCAGCGCCCTGGTCCTAAGATTTTTATCTGCTCTTCCGCTTTCAAACCCCGGAAGTACGCCTCCCCTGTCATTTTCCGCTGCGCGTACGTCCGCTTCTGCTCATCCGACAGCTTGTACTTCTTCGCGATCTCCTCAAACGACGGACCAGCCTTAAGCGCGAGTGGGCTCAACCCACGTCGCGCAATGCCCGACACATCGGTGTCGGGCTCAACACCAGAAAAGTCAAACCCCAGCTCAGCGCCCAGCTCTTCCCAGCTTTTCGTAACAGGGACAGAGCAGCACCTGCAATTGATATGGCTCTCCATATGCTCTTCAACCGGATGAATGCTGCCGTGCATGCTAATGCACACCGGGCACGTGTTCCCCGTCAGCGCCGCCTGCCAGCGCCAGCCCGACTTTTTGCATTGCCCAAACTGCCACCGCGCCCGTTTAGCAGCACAACGGAGCTTGGGCAT